GTTTCCCAGTCACGATCCCGCCCTATACAAAAACGAATAAATCGTTTCAGGCGATTGGTTTAGTGATAATAAGCTGTAGCAAGACTGCTAAGAGTCCTTCAGCTCCTAAGAGAGCTTCAGCTATGGTTGCTTCTCCTGTGGCCATCATTCCTATAGAAGCGATAACAGCAACAACACCAGACCAAACAAGTTTAGACTGATACCATTTTTTAGATTCTACTTTCATAATAAATAAGGTTATTTTTTAGATCGTTTCACTTTCTTCACTGCTTTCTTCACTTTTCTAGCTGCCTTAGTCGCAACACGCCCAGCACTTTTTTTAAGTTCTTTTTTAACAATCCCTGGAGTGGCTTTAATAAGTCGAGCTGATTTCTTGGCAACCTTCTTTACCTTAGCCCGTCTTTTTTTACGGATCTCACCAACACTGACAAGCTTTCCGTTCTTGCGAACAAATGATTTGTCTGAAGCGACTCTAAAGAATATGAGTCTGTTTTCTGGGTTAAACATGATAATAAAGTTAGTAATTATTTTTTTCTAAATACACAATAACCAAGGATTCTTTTATAAGGAGTGCCAACACCTACTGTCTTGTAAAGTCTCTTTCCTGTCCATGGGTCATTGGTTGCCCAACCCCATATACTAGGACCCACACAGGCAACCCAGTGACGCCCTCCCTTGCGTGTTTGGACTTCTATGCATACTCCATACCCATCTTCTTCCAGAAGCTCTCTAACGTGCTCTTTTGCTTGTGGTCCCCAGCTAGTGACTCGTTCAACAAAATTCATTCCTTTAAACTTACTTTCTGTCCAAAGCAGTAAGCCTGCCCCGTAAGGATAACTACTATCCGTGAACTTCCACTGTTTAGCAGCTTCATTGGGATCAATTTTAGCCTTAGGGTAAAGCTTTGAACTGATCATGCAGATCGATGTTACTAAGCAGCCCTCTGGCCCTAATCTGACATTTGAATTACCCATAGTCACTCGATACCATCTAGGATCCCATTGTGATAAACGTCTCATAGTCCTAATAAATTATTAAATAAATTCAGCCATAATAATTCTCGTAACTCTTTAATGTAAATTGAGGAAATGAATGCAAAGAATAGAAACAAAAATAATGATATGTAACGTCTATATTCTATAAGTCGATTAACAAAGATAGTAGTCCTGATCATATTGGGTAGTATTTGTTTAAAGTCTTTATCCTCAAGAGCAAACTTTATAGGGGTCAACAGATCCCTTAGCTCATAAAGCCCATCTGACCTCCTACTAGCTAGTAACTCAATCTTATTAATCCTTTCTGTGTTTTTTTTTACAACATCTAGAACCTTTTCTTCCATTTCACCCTGGTGTTTCTTTAGCATTTTTCTCATTTCATTTGAAAAATCATCAAAAGCCTTCTTAATGTGTTGGATTTCATTTTCTGCTACGGCGATTCTTTCTTTTTCAGTCATCTATTGACAATACAATTAAATTATGATATTATTTAAATATGGTTACTATAAGTTTTTTATTCTTAATCATCGTTGGGGCAATACTTCTTGAAATAGAAGGGTATTAAAGTGATGATCCTCCCTTAACTGATGCTGCTCGTAATAGATCCATAATAACTTTAGGCGTTGTTTTAATGCCTTCTTTTGAGAGTTGCTTAACAATAGCAGACGCAATGGCTGGGCTAGATGTAGTAGCTTCTAAAGCTCCTATACCAGCTGCTATAGGAGCCACCCCAGGGACACCTAATAGACCTGCGGTTGCACCTGCACCTGCACCTCCCAGTAGGCGAGACATAATACTAAAACTAGGATCCCTTTGCGCTGCGGTAGCTAATGGATTAGATTTTTTACCAATCCCTAACAATTCCGACATAGCTCTGATTTTTATGTTGTCTCTTTGGATAGTACCTGTGGTATCTAACTTCCCAAGCATCTTTCTAATAGGCTTTAAAACCTCTCTTATGCCAGCTGCTGACTCTGTTTTTGAAGTAGAGAACATAAAATCATCTGCCATCTTTCTTACATCATCAATATCAATAGCTGTTAATGTTTTTTTATGAGCTATTTCATTAAGCCTTTTAAAAGCACTCTCTCTACCTAGTACGTTCTTATTCTCCTCAATAAGCTTATTAACAAGTTCTTTAAATTTAGGAACTTTTTTTCTAGGAACTTTAGCCACAATCTTGCTGAGAACATCTTTTTTGGAAGATTTAGCACCCTTTAGAACATTTTGAGCATGCTCAACCATGTCATCTCTAGTGCTCTTTAGCCCCTTCTTAAAGAATCCTTCTTTAATCAAGAAATCATCTACATCATCGTATGCCTTAGCAACCTTCCCACCAACTCCAATTTTTGTTTTAACAATATCATCTGCATTTCTTAAAGCGGTAGGTGTTAATCCTGTCGCCTTCTTGACCATACGCCCTTTAGAAAGCATTTTACCAAGTCCTGACCCTGCTAGACTAAAACCACCTCCTAGAGTAGCTGCTACCGCTGCCTCTGATCCAACCTTGCCCTCTTGTGTAGCTGCCGTTGCCCCTGATACAACAGCTTGTGTAGCTGCTTTTGTTCCAAATCCAACCTTAGCTGCTTTTGTGGCCTGAGCAGCCGCTCCTGTAGGAACCGCAAATTCTGCTATCTGCTCTAATACAAAACCCACTTTTTGAGCAGTGTTCTTAGGTTTAGTAAGTTCTTTAGATATTAATTGTTCTGCTGAGGTTTTTACAGGTGATTGAAACCCTAGCTTTCTTTCAAACTTCTTTGGAGCCAATACCCTGCCTATACCTTTAATGGTACGTTCTCCTAATGAGCTAGCACCTCTAGCAGTTGATAAAGCACCCTTGCCAGCACCTACACCAACTTGTCCGAGTGTGCCGAATACACCACGTTTTTTAGGAGGAGCTGATTTTATAACTCTTCTAGTACTAGGAGTTACTGTTTGTTGCAATATACGTCTTGGCATTATAATCGTTTATCAGTTGGTAAAATCTCGCTTTCTGTGACTGCAACTATGTTTCCATCGGCATCTTCAATTAAAACTTCACCCTCTTGTAGTTGATCTTCAAAGCCAGTACTACCCCCAACCTCCTGCCTACCCCTTTTAATTAGCTTCATTACATCTGCTCCAAATATAGAGTTATCATCTAAGCCATATCTCTTAGACTCGTTCATAAATGGCCGAGCTTCTTCTATGATTGAGTTCTCATATTGAGCCATGAATAATTCAGCTGTATCAAAGAACTCTTGTAGTCCCTCTACAGTAACCCCGGCTCCACCTTGTTTAATACGTTGGTATTTACCCTCTATATTTTTAAGTAAAGATTGTCCATCACCTGATCTAGCATACTCAGACTCTCTTACTACTGAAGTAGGATCTAGCATCTTTTGGAAAGGAACCAATATACCTTGAGAGGAGGCATTGATTGAGTCACCCCTAGCAACTCTCTTTTTAGCATCATCAAATGAAGTCCTGATAAGACCTATTTGAACGATTGCCTTCTTAGGATCTTTTACAAGAGCATTAAACTCTTTACGAAGGTCTTTAGTGAAATTAAATTCATCACTAGGATCTAGTTTAATCGGCTTATTATCACTTTGCTTCTTAAATACTTCATATTCATTATAGAACTGCTCTAGTTCTTGCTCGTTACCTACTGATTTAGGAATGAAGTTAGGATCTTTTTCATATTTCAAGAACTCAGCTGCTTGGCTTGCACTGAAGTCTACTTCAGGAATGTCAGTTGCCTCTATCATAACTTGAGAGCCAACACTGGCAGTTTGACCCTCTCCTTGTCCATTCTCATCAAGCTCATTTATAGCAGAGCTCATCTGAGGTTGTGCCGAGTTTGATACCATACCTATAATCAAAGGATCGTTAGGATCAATACGTCTGCCATTCGTAACTTGACCTGATTTGTAGTTGGCTTCTTCTAGGATGAATTCTCCCGTCTCTGGGTCTATTCCCTTTATAACCGCTGCATGACCCCATGACCCTTCTTTGGTAAGGATAGCATCGCCAACCTGAGCTAAGTTAGCATTGGTTGAACCAAATCCTTCCTTCTCAGCAAAGTTGATCGCATTGACCTTATCTTCTTTAGAAACCAGACCAAATGGGAGGTTTGGAACGATCGTTCTAGCGTATTTAACGCAATTCTCTCCAAGTAGGCCAGTTGTACCATCATCACGGATATACTCGGCTCCTGAGCCCTCTGTTTGCATCCCTGAAGCATCTGAGGTTGGGCTTGAGCCAACAGAACCATCTGGTTGTTCAAAGGTTTTTGCTCTATTAGGCCTCATTGTATTAGTAGGGTCTGATTCATCAAAAAATACAGTATTACCAAACCTATCTTCATACCTCCCCCATTTTATACCTTCTTCATCTTTTGGCAGTGGAATAGGTTCACCATTTTCATCAGTGAATAGGGCATTCCCAAATTCATCTGAGGCAAAGCCTAATGCAGCACTAGCATCTTTATCAAATTTCTTTTGAGATTCAGGTGTTAGAGTCTGTAGCATATTACTAAACGATTCCTCAAAGTTCAGAGAGTTTTCAGCATTTAACCGAGCGACTTCTTTTGCTGAGTCTAACTCAAACTGTCTCGCTTGTGATTTTAGATTATTAATTGCATCTCTATCGGCTTGTAGGCTTTCAGCATCAGCACCTTCTAACTGTCTTTTGAATAGTGACAGTTCTAAGTCGTTAGCCCTTCTTACAGCTTCTACACTCTGCTCAACCCTTTTTTGTATTTGCCCTGCCTGATCTGCTGCGAAAGTAGACCGCCCAAAACCACTAAAGGATAGGCGAGTACCTGCTGCATCTTGTTCTCTATTCCCTGACTGCCTAAGTTGCACTTCTTCTCTACCAAGAAGAGTATCTAGCTCTCGTTGCTTTTGGGCAATCAACTTCTCACGTTCTGTTTTCTGTTCTCCTGCTCTGATATTTAAATCATCTTCTAAACCAGAAATTTGCCCTTTTATCTCATCACCAACACCTGCTAACCCTAGAGAGTCTTGGGTTACATTTTGTTTAGCTTTAAATTGTTTTATCTTAAACATCCTTTCCTCATCGGTAAGTGCTTCTTCTTTAGATAGTTTTAATAGGATTTGATCATCTTTTTCATCATCAGAAAGACTAGAAAAGTTATCAACAGTACCTCCTACTGTTACTAGTGGCTTTTGTGGAGTTGCTACTGTGGGTTCTTTTCTAACCCCTGTACCATTCTCTAAATTAGCCAGGATATCAACAGGTGGCTGTGGTGTTGGAATAGGAGTCCCTGAAGGATCTTGAGCTGTGTTATCAGGTAAAACGCCAGTACCAGCGTTAGCACCAAGGGGTTCTTTTATAATAGGCTTAATCTCAGTAGGAAGTCTAAATTTCCTACCTTTTGAAGTTGCCGAGGTTCCTGTTTGTTGAAGTCTAGTTGCCATTTAGTTTAAATTAAAGTTTGTCAAATCCGATCTTAACAGTTTTCTTGAGGTACATAAGTTTTACTGCGGCTGTAGCGTCTGAAATAACTGCACACGCCCATGAATCCATGTCTCCATCTGGGACATTCGTATTCAAAGTTTTGGTTGCATCTCCAGCGATAATAAAGGTTGCAGTCGTTCCATCAAATGAAGCGTACAATTGAACATCACCATTTGAATTAGATCCAAAGGCACTTGTGGTACTTTGGGTCGTTCCATCTGCACAACTTCCTATAATCGCTCCGTCTTGAATAATGAAACCAAAATGGTCTAAGGTCATTACATTGTTTTCTACAGAGGCTCCGTTAAACGCTTCATCTACAAACCCGATAAAGCCATCTTGAGCTGTTGCAGCGTCATAAGTGATATTGCAATAGAACTCAGGGTTTTTATCATGAACTGAAAGTACAGCGGTACCTGATCCACTTAGTTTATAGGTATCAAAGAAGAAGTGAGCCAAGGCATTGGCTCCTCCTGCATTAGCGATACTATAGATCGTTCCTAGATCATTCTCTGAACTTGCTCCAATTTTCAAATCATTGAATCCATATACCTCTCTAGGTGAGTAGTAACTGTGTAGAGCTTTTTTATCAGCTTCTAGGTTTCGTATCTCATCACTAGAGTCCTTAAAAGAAAGTAGGTTACCATCATCCGTATTTTCAAATATCTCACTCGTAGAAGCGGCACTCTCAGCTTGGGCGGTAATGGTGGCAGCAGGGACAAACCCTGAAGCAAATTTACCAGTTGAGTCTAAGATAGCGATTTTATTCTCGTCTCCTGCACCGCTAGAAGTTTTTACTAGGTTTTTAGGCTGTAGCACAAGTCCAGCTCCAGTCCCACCAGTTGCTGATTGGGAACCTTGTTCTGCAACAGTAGCTCCTTCCCATACCCCCGCTACGGTATCTGATCCGTTAGGTGTAGTAGTTCCTGTGTCTATAGAGGCCCACGCACCTCCTTTGTATTGATAAAATAAATTATCATCTGAATCATAAACCATCATTCCATCAGCACCTAAGGCAGTCCTTTCCGCTGTTGTTAGACTAGGAAGTTGAAGATAGCTTGTTGATCCTGAAATAATTACTGCTCCTGTGAATGTATCACCTGCACTGTCAGCCTTTGAGTTTATAGCAGTTTGGATAGCTAGCCAGAATTGGTAGTTGTCTGAGATTATCACTTTAGAACCAACAGCGTGTGTTTGTGCTGTAGTAGTAGTTCCATTACCTTGGGCTGCATTACGAGAATCAATGGTAAACGTCTTTGCTGAAGTATCTACAGCAGAGATAGGCACTACCTCCATATTTGACTTACCTGGGTTTAATACCAATGTAGTAGTCTCTCCAGCAGGGAAAGTAAAATCACCTACTGAGTTTAGATATGCTAATAGACCCGTAGAGGAAAGCTCTTGGGTCAGGAATGTTTCAAATTTATCCTGTAGTGGTATGGAAATTAGATCGGCCATTTTAAAGGGTTAAGCGATATTGTCTATTGGAAATAGATCAATTGTATTCTCATCGTATGTTATCGCTATTCTGTCCAACGTCCACTGATGGGCTTTGGTTGAAGAGGAAAGCTTAATACTTTGAGTAAAGCCCCTTGTAAATGGTACTGGTATTCTTATTTTATATGGGAAAGTGTCTAGCCCTGTGGATGCACTTGCACCACCTCCTCCAATCGCTATAGTCCCCACTGGTGATGAGCTAATCGTAGTTGGATTTTGACTTGAATCAATGAAGTTGTCATTGATCTCAGCAGCACTCGCTTCATCATCATCTATTATAACAGAGGCCTCTATGGCTTGACCAGTTGAAGATAGTCCTGAGATATCGGTTGAATAGAAATCATCTTCACGGAAAGAATTACCCAAGTTCCAGTCTTTTGTTTGGATTTCATAATCTATTTCTACCCCATTATCATCAAAACCTGTCTCAATCTCATAAATCTGTCCTCCATTAGCTGAAGTAATCAAATAATGAACCACTCCATCTGAATCTTCATATTCTCCGTATTGGTACATGGCTGGTAGCGTGTATTCACTCCATGCTTGAACCAAAGAACTAAAAACAATCGTCCGATCTGGTACATTGTCGTTATTTGAGTCAAAACTGAAGTAATAGTTATTTAGGGGCTTTATATAAGCTCCGCAATTTGCATTGTATTGTTTTGGGTCGATAAGATCCATTAAGCCCTTTAAATCGCTTGTAAGCGTTTCTCCCTCTAGTGCTGTAGACCCTGACACCCCTGATCGCTGTTTTAAGGTATCAACTCCGTTGTCTGTGAAGTAAACGAGCGAATTCCCAACATTAGAAACTGATCTGTTAGAAAACATGCCAGCTCTTGCATCAATCGGATTAGCAGCTGGGGTTGCAATGTCTACTCCATAAACCTTTTTATCCTTTCCTGCCAAAATTACATTTCCTAAAGAACTCAATCCATTGATCTTCCCTAGCTTGTCTCCACCTATCACAACGGTATTAGCATTAACAGTTGCTGCATTGGCAGCGGCATCAGCTGCATAATAGAGTGAGTTTGGGTTATCATCATCACCAGCTCCAAACATCCTATTTACTTCCATTTGTAAATATCTGAACTTAGGTTGTCCTGCATATTCAGTGATAGCAGTGCCATCGTAAGACCTATAATTATCTACACCGTTACAAGTATAGAATATGTTTTTGTATACATCGTAATCCCATCTAGTTCTCTCTGTAGTTCTACCTGTTACCGTTTCGTACTCTGTTAAAGATTGATCTATTACCACCCAATCGGTAGTAGTCTCATCATACTCAAACATATTAGTCCCAGAAACACACAGAGCAGTACGTTTTTGAGTAGAGTCATCGTTTTTGTGGTAAAGGTATGAAGTAACAGCAGCGGTTGAGGTAGCTGAATAAGAATGAATCCAATCAATTAAAATCCCTGCCTTATCCGTATAGGCAACATCGTAGGTAATATCTAAGAGGAAATAATCAATTGCTGTATCGACTGGAGTTCCTGTTGAGGTAGCATCTGAATAATCTAAAACAATAAAGTTATTAGAATCCTCTGTAAGGGTATCTAACGTCCATTCATAATAATTAGAGGAGTCTGACCCCAACCTAAACTTAACGGCTGTTAAATCGGTGTTAAAAGCGACTGGAACGTATAGATAAAACCTAACACTGTCTTTAGCTGTAGAGATATCAACCGTTGCTGCACCAGCCCATGTTAATAAGGCTTGGTTCCCTGCATCGTTTGATACGTCTATTGCAAAAGAAACAGAATTTGTACCCTTAATAGCAGCCCCTGTAGCAAGAGTAGTCGCATCAAGAGAAGCGGTAATATCCGTAGTGGCATTACACAAATTAACAGCCACTACTGTATCGGGGATAGCTTGCCCGAACTTCTTATAACCTAGTCTCGTTTGTGGAACTTTGTTTTTGTTGTAATAAAAATTCTTCAGCTGAGTAAGCTGATTATCTTTTTGGGATTGTTGGTCTAAAGTGACTAGCCCCCCATTAAAATCGTCGACTGTAACTGTTTGTTGTGGCATTAGCTATAAAGAACATTATCCCTTGGCACTGAACCTAGTCGGCTCTGTAAACCAAAGGTTAAATTATTTAAATCTTGTAATCCATAAGATCCCATTAGCATAGCTAAATCTTGCCCATAATCTGACATTGCTTCCGCTGCTGATTGTCTATTCCCTCTAGGTGAAGACCATGCCAAATACTTAGCGTACTTAACGATAGGATCTGCAAAATCATCTGGGAAATCTATCGTATCACTGTCATCTGTGAGGGCGGTAAGCTTCTTTCTATAATCAAGCGTAACGTCTGCTGTTATTACTGGGTAAAAAACTATTGTCGTGCTGTCATAGTAGTACACCTCAGGTTCTGACCCCGTTTGAGTTAAATCATAACCCCTCTTTCTTAGTGCGGTCTTATCTATAAGTCTAACAAAGTTTGTACCCTTCATTACTACGTCAGACATTACAAAATCTGTAGGGATTGTGTAGGGGGTAGAAAGAGTGGTTGAAGTACGGTTTTCTCTCCAATTAAACTTATTGTCCTTCTGTATCTGAAAATAAGCACGATTAATATACTGATTTTTAGCAGAAGCAGACCACGTTTTATCATTAGGATCTCTAAGTTCCGTTTGTAGTTGTGATCTGAGTTGTGAGAGTGATTTAGCCATTATTATGTCTTATTGAAAAGGGAAATGTCGCCGAGATAGACCAGAGTTAGAACCTGTAACAGCTGCTGTATGCTCAACTACCAGCTTAGGATCAACAGAAGTGCCTGTTTGATCTGCAAATCGAGTATTCCAACGTGTTTGTTGGCTAGCACCCCATGTCATTGCTGTGTCACTTACATCGTAATCAATTCTCATTGAATATTTAGAAATGCCCGTCTTAGCAATTGATGCTTCACCTGTCCCGTTAAAAGTAAAAACAGCTGATCCACTAATTGCAGAAAAAGCTACCTCACTAGATAACAATGTATCTCCTACTGTGTCATAATCGCCAGCCACTAAAGCAGTATTTGAAGCTGGGTTAGAAGAATAGATCCCTAAATTAGGATCATTGCTACTAGGATCATCAGGACCACCTCCAAAGGCCTGAAACACAGTCATTACTGCCGAATCAATAGTATCAGTTCCAAGCGAAGACGTATCAAACAAGTAAAAATTCCTCGTCATACGATCCCATTTATCCGTGACTGCATCGGCAGCAAAATTATATTCAACATAAGTCACACTATCATTAGCCGAAGTACCTGCTGCGTTCCTAAGAGTAGTCCAATCTTGAGAATTTTGTACTTGATTGCAGTAGCCATCAACACTAGTTGTCTCTGGGCTTGGGTCTGGATAAAAAGTAGAAGTTGTAAACTTCATCTTACTTAATGAATGAGCAAATTCTAATTGTTTTAATGGATGCCTCTCAGGTAATTTAATTTGCTCCTGCTCTCTTTCCATAAAAAAACGAGAAGCTAGCTCATTAAACTCATTCCATTTATATCGAATAATATTCCCCCACTTAGCACCAATCCTATAGTCAGTTTTAGCGATACGCCTAAATCCCTCACCTTCTTTTACAAACCTATAATTACGAACATAGTTCTTAGCAATCTCATGGACTTCACCTATATCAGTTTGATCTAAGCAAAGCAATTTCTTACCCTCTACAGTATTTGCCATCCACCTAAGCAAAATCTGATGGTCTTTAAACCATTTATCTTCACTTACACGCCGTCCGTAGACAATTTCTTTATCGAATAACTTTGGCATTAATAACCTTGTTAGAAATTACTTTTGTTCCTCTATAACCGATCTTTTATCAGAAACTTTTGGATACTTTTTATTGACCTCTACCAATTCGGTTTCTAATTTTTTATTTAAGTTACTCTCTATGGTTGATTGCTTTGAGTTCTTCCCCAATTTTACTTCTTTCTTGCCAAGCATCACCCCCCTTACATATTGATTAACCATATTACCCTCCTCATCAGCAACATCCTTAAACTCCCCCTCATAAACACGATAAACAACAGTAGTTCCACTGTCATTATTGATAATCCTAGAGATTTTATAATCAATTAGTTTAGACATAGCTTAAGAGTTCCTTAATTAACCTTGTAAAAATTCAGTATAAGCAAGGTTCTTAGACCCATTTGTTGATATAGCATTTATAGCTAAGGTTGTCATCAAGGTATTATCTAAAACCAAGGCACTGGCAGATGGGATAGGAGTCCCTTCATTTAAAACAGCAGCAGACCCAAAACCTAAGTAAATAGTTTCATCTGAATCATTGGCTAAAATAATACCAACCCTACCCCCACTTGCAGCTAAAACAGCTGTAGTAGTTGCTGCTACTGATACTTTGCCATTGTTGGCACTTTTTGATTGCATAATAAGGAGCGTTAAGTTTATTAGCCCCTTATTAATTGAATTATATCATACTACGCAATACTAATGCGATAAAATTATCCAATTAGATCCATCTGATTGAACAGTAAGAAAATCATATTGAGTTGCCATTGTCTGAGTAGCCGCTCCATCAATTGTCTCCGTACCATCTCCATCAACTGTGATAGTGCCAGTTCCACTGTTCTTAATATTGTAAATCCTTCCACTGATCCCCACTGCGGTTGGTAGGTTTACTGTAAAGGTGTTAGCCGTGCAATTTAAAGTTTGGTGTGTTTCATCTAAAGTTGTTGTTCCAGTCGCTTCTGTCAACTTTGTAGCAAAAGACCCAGCCACTTCAACTTTTGAGTGAGGAGCGGTATCACCAAAGCCAACATTTCCACCGAAGTAAGATTGTGTTGTTCCCTCTGTATAGACAGCCCAGTTAGTATCACCTGCTAAAAGTTCTTCTACATAAAGTCCTGTAAAGTTAGTAAACGAGCCTGACGATAAAACAGCTTCTTCTACATAATACCCAACCACGTTAGTAAAAACACTACTAGCACCATTAGTTCCAAGTGAAAACGAAGCCTTTGTTGCAATCGCATTAGTAACCGTTACATTATTCCGATTATTTGCAGTGGCTAGTTTATTCAGTTGTCCAATCAAATTCCCAGTAGTTGAATTCGCAGCACTAATGGTGGCTTGATAATTAGCCCCTAGAATTGTGCAGGTAGATTCATTCCATGCGTTTTGCAACGTAATACGAGAATCCATAGAGGTATAAACACGGTTATTAGGAGAAGAAGACGTACTAACATCAAAATTTGTTTTAACACAGTAATTTCCAGTACCAGTGTTTGTACCTGTGTAATCCATATCAAAGAAGTACCCCCTTGGAGTTCCTGTTGATATATCAACCAAACCGTGGATTCTATGAGTGGGAGCAGCTATCCCTATTCCTAAATACTTATTGGTATCATCCCAAACTAAATTATCTGTATCCTCATTTACTAAGCAACTAGCACCAATAAAAGGAATACTATTTTGAGTAAGTGTCGTTAAGTTTAAATCAGCAGCTATTGATATATCACCCGTAATAGGTGAATTATCTGCATCTAAACGTAAATAATTAGAATCAGCCTGCGATTCACTCATCCCCATACCACCATATCCCATTATACAAAAAGGTTAGCAATACTTATTAAAATATTAATGATGATGAGTCCTTTTACCCATCGGTCAGTCTTTTGTGGTGCTCCAAAATTAATCATGCCCAAAATGTGGTTAAGTTTTTAGATCCCGATTCACATATTGCATATATAGTACCAACAAACAGATTTTCACCTTTAATCTCTACAAAGCCACCATTAGGGAATAGTGGAATCCCTTCATTCATCACAGCAGCAGAACCTAGGTTCATGTACATAACCTCATTAGAATCATTTACCAATAAAGCGTACTGTCTACCCCCATCAGCTGTTAACACCTGAGTAGATCCTGAGCCTATAGTGACTTTTCCTGCATTTCCTGTAGAAAATCTAGCCATTATTTACATTTAGTTAAATGTTTCTCTACTCCTTTCAGAGTTTTGTACTTCTTATCACAGTTACCACATTGATAATCTTCAACCATTTCCTCCATTAACTCAGGAGTAAGCTCAACCATTCCAGGAGCTGGCTTAGTTTCTGGCTTACAAGTCTTTTCACAAAACGAAGATCCATCTTCTTTTAGATAAATCTCCTTATAATTAGGCTCTTCGATGGTATCGACCAGTCGTCTTTTACCGGTGTCTTTTCTTAAACATAATATTTTCATGTCATTTTGGGTTAATATCCAAATCCCAGCCCCGAAGGGCTGAGTTTAGACATTAGATCTAGCTAAAAGTGCTTGATTTAATTTGTACGTCAACGAGTTGTTTACCACCGTCTACATACACCTTGTGTCCGAAAAGAACTCCATTTAGAAGGTTCTTTCCTAGTTTGTCCTGTACTGGACGAACTTCAACTGAAGGAGCTGATTGAACAACGAGAGTGAAAGCACCCTTTCGTCCAAACAAGTTATGTTGTACAGACTTAGTAGCAGTCCAAGCATCAGTACCATCAGTAAGAGTTTCAGATACGTTAAGTACTCCTACACCCTTAGCGACTACAGCCAAAGTATTAGCTGTATCATCATTTGTCGCTGTAAGAGCGTCAAAGATACGAGCGTTAGCTTCAGAAAGTGCAATTTGAGTAGCATTTGTAGTTCGAGGGTTGTTGATAAGACTTGCTATTACAGCACGAGTTCCATCAGCGGTTCCAGTAACATCGAAGTCACCAGCGGCAGCAGGAGAAGCAGCAGCAGTTAGTACAACACCTTCAATGGTAATTGTATCACCAGCAGTTACGTCAGTAGCCATTGCTAGAAGAGCTGATCCAGATAGTTGGTTTGTTCTGTGAAGAGCAAAACCATAGAAGTGGAATAGGAATCCATTCTTATTGGCTGCGTCACCCATTTGGGTGTCTCGTCCAGCACCGTACTGGATTAGGATTTCTTCAAATTCAGGAGAGATTAGTCCAAACAAGTTATCCATAGGGATAGATAGTTTTTGTAATTTCTTCTTAGCAGCTGAAATGACTGCAAGTACGTTTGAAGTAGTCAGTGCAATAGCGTTTCCTGAAGTACCACCAATGTCTCCATCATCTACTGTTGAAGCAGCTGAAGCATAGTCACCGAATGTGTAAGCGTCTACTTTATTTGAAAGTACAACACCAGCATCACGACCATAATTAGCAGCGACATCGTAGTTAGATTGAATTTGGTCAAAGTTATCAACGTAGAATCCAGTAGCGAATTCTGCATTAATAGTCATTGACTCTTGTGTGTCAGTTAGATCATCAATTGTGATCGCTGTACCACGAGAGTAAGACTGAGCAGTGATAGTTGAACGGTAAGGACGGTTCAATACGTCTCCTCGACTCATTTGAGATTTGTAGCTTACATCAGAAACGGCCATAGCCACGTTCTGTTTGTAGAAAACTTCTTGTTGCTCCTTAGCCCAGATTTCTGGGAAAGATGCGGTTAAAGCGTTAGCCATAATTTTACAAAGTTAAGATATAGTTGCCCCTTAACTTTGCCCCTTTATTTTAGTAGGTCTGACCCTTTAGATTGGCTTTCTTCCATGTAGCATATTCTGCCGAGGTCATTTCCCCGATAGATTTCTGTTTAGGAGCCACTTTTGGAGTCGGCATACCTTTGATATCTCGTACACGAGCCTTAGCAATCTTGTTAGATTCCTTGAAGCCGTATTCTACGATGATATCTTCCCAAGCCCTGTTATCTGTTTTTCCAATTGCTCGGATAGCAGCCTCTTTAGAGGCAAGGTCTGGGTTCGCATCAAGTAGTCTTTGAAGCTTTAGTTCGTCTGACTGCTGCTTACTTGAGAGTGCAAGATCTTCTCTAGTGACAAATCCTGCCTTCTTAAGTACTTCAGCTGCCTGTTGAACCTCGGGATCAAGTTGTACTTCTGCACTTGGAGCGGTATTGCGTGCAATTCTTGTACTCTCTCCATCAAGCGCTTGGCTTTTGACCGAAAGCTCTTTGGTTTTGCGAGTGTAATCACTTTGTCGCATATACCCCTTAGTGAGTTCATCTTGAGATACCTGTGTACCATCAGGAAGATCAATAAGGTTTTCCTCTTTTGCTGATTCCTCATTGGGTTGTTCAGCAGTCTGGGAAACTTCAGATGGTTGTTCTTGTGAGTTCTCCAGGGGAGATTGTTCTTGTGAGTCCATAATAAGAAGTTATTAAATAAGTTGGCTCCCAACGTCCCACTAAAAGGGGCATAATAGTGGGGCGATAGGAACTAACTTGATAGGTTCTCGATGAAGTTAAGGAACTGCTTACACTGTTGATATAGTTTGAAGTAAACCTTTTCACCAGTTTGATCAAACATATTTTCGTTTATCTCTTTTTGTCTTTCCCAATAGGCTTTTATTTCTTTGAGTCCAGTCGTTCCTTTAAGTCCTTGGATCGCAGACTTCTGTTGTAGAAATATCTCTTCAGCCTTGGAAATATCTTTTTCGTACTTTCTATTGTCCAAATAATCGTAAATCCCCATATTAGTTTGTTAATTGACCACCAGCGACCTGTTTAGTCAGGGCTTCTGGTGAAGAGGGGGCTGTTTCTGGTTGTGGTAATGCCCCGATATTACCTTGCTTGGCTTGTTCCTGTAGGAATCCTCCCAACTCAGGAGTTCCTATAAACTTGTTAACGTCTTTCTTCTCAAACGTTCCAATCACATCTCTAAGTGCTTCCTTCATTGCTTGTGGTGTAACCAGTTGAGCAGCAAAGGCTTCTTTCATAATATTGAAGAAAGCAATCGCATCCTCTCTCCTTGAATCCACATCATCAAAGCTAGAACTGTTTGCCTCAATCTTGATAGAATACTTAGTGAGTGCGTCGTACATCATTTCCTTATTCATCTGCCAGTACCCTTCTTTCCCCATTTTCTTAATAACGATATTGTCCTCAAGATGGTCTGCTGTTGTTTGGAGTAGTTTGTAAGCTAAACGAGCCAAAGCCTCTTCAAAATGTTTTCTAACTTCATTGATCACTGAGTTAGATTCAAAGAACTTAATCCTTGCACCTGTCGCTGTATTGGTAAGAGCCTGTTGATTCCGAGGGTTAGAAGTATCAACCGTAAATGACATGGCTTGGATCTGTCGCTCAAAGTCATTCTCTTCTTGAAAGAAGTCATTCGTTAATGCTCTATGAGGTAATTCTTCTAATTCTGATTTAGCCTTTTGGACTCCTTGAGTAGCCACAATAATATTATTTGGCTTACTGATTAGGTCTGCTGGATTAACGCCAGAGTTAGGACTCCATAACCATGATCGGTTTAGTGAGTTGTTTATGTAAGAAGAAGCTGAATTCTTTTTGAAATTCATCTCGTCTTGTAGCTGAATGATAGGCTCAACAAAACCAACAGCATAATGCTGTTCTGGATCTTCAAAAGCTTTCCAATCCTCAAATGGCATTGTCGTAATCTCTTCCATGTAAACAACCACCAAGTCATCTACTACTTTGATCTCATATAGTTTCTCTTTCTCAGGATCGTTGTTTTCGTCTTTGTTGAACACTCCGTAATAAGTATTAACCGTTAGAGAGTTAGGATCTACTATTGTTGAAGTGGTTACATTCGTCATTCCTGTAATCCCAAACACACGGTTCTTATAACCATTCTCATCATCTTTAAACTCCTGCAAATTTCCTAAATCCTCTACTTTATCGAGGTTAAAATACAGATCATTCTTCATCAAATCAGCAATCCGAACTCCATTAGCTCTCATCGCTACTCCCGGCATATCTTCCATGATGGGATAACGTGGGTCTAAGTGAATATCAGTCCAACTAACATTCTCAATAGTAGGATACTCACCGACTACCTCTTCTTTAAACTTAACATTCTCTACCTTCTCAACTGATTCACCTGCTCCTGATTCACCACCCTGTTCTATCTCAACATTTCCCTCTCTATCCACAATCCTTGCAGTCTCGTATTTATATTTTACTTTAGCATAAGCATTCCCATAAATAATTCCTGACTTAGCCCATAACCGAACAGACTCCATGAGATTGTACTCATCAAAGATATACGTTAGATAATCCTGAATCGCTACTGCATATTCAGGGTCTAGGTCTGGCTTTCTTGCTGATACAATCCACTTAGGATCTTTGGCAACAAGACGAGGCATAACTGTCTCAACAATTTGATGTGCCTTATTTACCTTAAATGCTGTATTCCATTCTGCTGCTCTGACACCTGTAAAAGTAGCCCAAGCCTCATAGACGGCAAGCATACGAGATTTATGGGTCTCGCTTAGATCCTTTGAATTCGATAAGAAATCACGGATATGTAGAACAGCTTTTACTTGCTCTTGATCATTTGGTTTTGCCATAGCAGTTGGTAACTGCCCCTTTGGTTTTAATATTAGCACACCTTAATGCGTAAGGTAAATTAATTATCCCAAATTTATATTAAGTATACAGTTATCCTTAAAACTACCTGATAATCTTGCTCTTTTACCACACCTACCACAATACACACTAGCTGAATTCTTATAAACCACAGAGATTTTATGACCAATGATTTTACATAAAAGCTTTCTCATAGTATTTAGCCAACGGATATCGGAACTCCATTAGAGTTATAAGTAATATTTGGCCTAACATAATTAGTTACATTCTCTCTATGCCTTAGAGCAAAGGTCTGTACTGCATCAGCACCATGAGAACTCCAGTCATGGTTCGGGGTGTTTTTATAAACCTTATTCTTTTCGTCCCATTTCTTAGAGTACGAGTTCAGACAATCAATCAAACGTTCACACTTCGTAGCGTCAATGTAGACCCTCGGCAGGATCCCTCTAACCGCTTCAATCCCATCTTCCTTAGCCTCTACCCTCTTCACTACCTCTAACGGCCTAATCCCCAATGATTCAGCAATCTCTTTACGAGACTTCCCTGTTCCCAACTCTCTCACCTCTGCATCATGAGGAAAGTAATGACGGCCATACGAATAAGGCTTGTCTTTAAGAAACTTAGCATAGTACTGCAAAGACTCACCACTTGTTTCATAGTAATCAATAAACCTAATCTCATTAGCTATAGTCTGAGAGAATAGGATTGCATTACTGTCATTCATTCCCAAATCCCAGTCAGTATCTACTGGATAAGTTGGATCATACAAACTTTCTCTGATGTGATTATCCTCCTCTAGCTTTCTCATAATCTTTCCATAGTAAGAACCCTCAATAGATCCTTCAAAACTACAGTTATGAGTAACTAAGCCTTCCGCTATAAATGTCTTAGTGCTAGTGCTTATCCCAATAACCCTTTGCAAGCCAACTTCTTCTATTGAGGTAATTTTTAATGGTTTCTGACTATTGAAAGGAAACCTGCCATCCCAAATGCTAGTTTTCTCTAATAGCCTTTGTGGACGAACAGATCCTAAAACCTTTAAAGATTCTTTAAAGCTAAAATGTATACTTACACAACCTTTATTAACAGTTTCAAAAAACTTTATTTTCCTTTTGTTAAAGTAATTTCTAACAGAATTTAGTACTTTGCCTTCAACTTGTGCCACCTGTACAGAAGTTCTTGAAATACACCCCTCACCATCGAACAACCCAGCCATATAGCCATCTTCTCTTGTGTGACCTGTAAGCCAAGGTCTTAAACCTGTGTCAGCAATGGTCATTCCTTCCTTTAAATCCCTTGTTTCTACCCAAGCATACGTTTTACGCTTTCCCTTTATTGGTTTTGCTTTCTCTAAAAAAGGGTGTTCAAGTGAAGCTATTATTGAAGTTCCATCAGCGAACGTAATTTTTCTACATTCCTTTTTGGTTTCCCACCTTTTAAGGACTTTTGAGTGTCTTAGCTTTCTTTCTGTTGCTATCTTGCAATCTTCATCAATTCCAATCAAATCGTCTCCCTCTTTAACGTCTTCCATTGTTTTCCATTTCAAATCAGCAGTAAGTACATAAGTGTAAGGACTTAGGCAGAAATATTCTTGGTCTATCAGCTCCTGTGACATTCCTTCCTCTCGCTCTCTATCCATATCAGCCACCGATAACACATTCGTATCTTTAATCGTTAGCCTGTCACAAAACCAATGCTCGGACTTGGAAGCAATCTTAAAGATACCGTAGGCATGGTTCTTACCTCTAGGAGTAAAGTTGAACACAGCCCATCCACCATTCTCTGCCAAGATAGGCCTAAGCATCTGCCACGCTGAAGGATCCTGTAGTGAGTATTCACTAAACACAATGCCAACAGGATTCGTCCCTACAATGGAATCAATCTTGTCTGAGCCTATAAGCCTAAAGATAGAACCGTTCTTAAGCTCAATCACCATCTCTGTGTTATCTACTCTCTTCCTAATCTCTTTAGGGATATGGTCTAGAAACTTAAAACCGTCCTTATCTATCCCTTCCCAGATAATCTTCTTAGCTTGAGTGTAAGTAGGCAGAATATAAAAATAAGCCCCTACACGTTCTAACATCTTCTTAGTTAGAAAGTTTAGGCAGGCTTTATCCTTCCCTGCCCGCCTATGATGTACCAACACAGCCCTCTTAAGTCCTCCATCCATAGCCCTGAAGAAAGGAAGCTGATAGGGCCTTGGCTCAAACTTATGAGGTAGAGTTATTGTCGGCATAGTTCACCATGTTTATATTTAGATCGCCACCGTCTTTACCTGTTAGTTCTGTTCTCTGTAGCTTCGGAAAAGCTATTTCAATAACGTCTTTATAAATCTTACAATAATCTTTCCCCTCTAATGTAGCCAACTCTCTAAGGAACTGGTCTTTGCCCTCTTCTTTAATAAATTCAATAAGACCACGCTTTTCAATTGAAGCAAAGTTAGGTGTACCCTTAGCTCGCCCCCCCATCTTTTTTCCGCCCTTTTGGAATGGCATACTGTTTTAGTATTTACTAATTTATACTTGTATATTATAATCTTCCCCAACTTATGTAAAGCTACAACTCTTCCGCTAACTCCACAATTAGTTCATAAACCGCTTTGATATCTGTCTTCAGCTGTTCTTTACTCACTCGGTTTACTCTCTCAGGTACTACCACTTTAACAGCCAACACAAACGCATCCTTTTCAGTTAAGTGTTCTGGCTTTGTATCAGCCAAACTCTTCTTAAATAGTTTCTTTTTCATAATATTTCTTTAAATCCTTACAAAGTTTCTTTATCTCAGGCTCCAATAAAGCCATGATCCCATTCTGTATCTCAATCGTCTTTGGCATAGCCTCCATGAGCTTCATTCTCTTCTTGCCTGGTAAGCTCTTCTCAAAAGCACTCCTAATCTGGATAGAGGCTCCAGACACCATAGGAGCGATTCTTAAACACAAAGCCTTCAAGTAAATCTCATCATCGCTCAACTCCTTTCCTTTCAAGTCTTTCTCCACTACTTCCCAGTCCCTTTGGAAATCAAACTTCTTATCCACCAACTTCTTTGACATGGCAGCCCTTCTCTTGTTCTGCTTCTCTCTCTGCTCCTTCAAATCCGCAGCAAACTTCTCCATGCTGATGTTCTCCTGAGTTGCTAGATTAGCCATAGTATTTAATTTAAAGATAATTTCTTCAATGCCCTAGCCATCTTAGGGGCTCTTTCCTCTATCACCATACTATCACTCTCATCCATACGGTCAAGTATACCCTCCACTTCCATCGCTATTATCTCCAACTTCCGATAAATCTCATCCCTCCCACTTCCAATAAAGACCAAAAACATATCATCCCCCAATTGAATTTGATTGATCTGGTTGTTCATCTTGGTTTTGATTATAGCATATTCCAGTAATGAACCAAAAGTTAGATATACTTTGGATGTACATATACCACCCCTTTAATATGTTTGTATGTTTTTTACTCCTTTTACCAATAACAGTACTATTTCCCTTACCTTAGCCATATAGTCTCTCTTTA